ATCATCAATGGTTGCATCAAATAAGTTTGCATCAATTCTTTCTGCAATTCTTTCCTCAGCCATTTCTAAAGTAACATACAATACATTTAAACCTTCACTTAAAAAATGAGAGGCACAATGACACATAAACAAAGATTTACCAACACCTGTGCCTGCAAGAGCAATGTTTAATGTTTTACTTGGCACACCACCTTTTGTAATTTTATTAAAGTAATCTAAATCAAATTGATATTTTTTTTCTTTAGTATGATAAAATTTAAATCTGGCATCAGCATCTTCAATATAATCATGCCCAATATGATTATCAAAACTGACAGCCAAAGCATTTGCTAAAATACCAGGTATTGCTTCTGGTGTTCTCTTTTGGTCTTTGTTATCTAAGATTTTAATACCATCTAAAACGGCATTATGTACAGCTCTATCTTTACACCACTTTTCTGTAGTGTCAAACAACCATTGTAAATCGGCCTTCTCATCTGATAGGCCATTGATAATGAGTTTGATATTTTTTAACTGTTCTTCAGTTAAATCTTTTCTTTGTCCTAATTCAATATTGATGGTTTCTTTTGTAGGTAGATTTTTATATCCTTCAACAAACTTTTCAATTTGTAAAAAGAGTTCTCTTTCATCTGAATTTGAAAAATAATCACCGTCAATAAAAGGCAAAGCCTTTCTAGTAAAATCTTCGTTAAAGAAAAGATTTCTTAGGATTGTTGTTTCAATTCGTTCACTTGACGATTGCTGTACCATCTTTTAATTGTTGCTCCATTAGTTCAATTAATATATCGCCGATATATTCCATAAAATCTTCATCATCAGCCACATCTTTTTTGTTAGGGTTCCTAACTATATCATAATCAAATATCATTGGCAATGTTCCGTCAGCGTTCTCTTTGTCGCCAAACTTGACATTACCATATTTGTAAATAACACCTTCATACTTTTCTTCCAAGAGTTTTATACAGGTGAAATCATCACCCTCTCTTTGTACAAAGGCGTATTTCTTATTCTTCGTCTTGTCCGTAGGTGAATTTTCGTTTGGTGTATTCATCAATCTTATCTAATACCTCTTTTGTAAAATATTTCTCGGGGTCATCATTGATAGACTTACCAAACACTTTTGTGCCATCTGGCATTTCATACCTTGTAGATACTTTCTTAAAGACACCAGCTTCTTCGCCAAGTTCTAAAAGACCATAATATCTGTCAAGGCCAGTTTTGTATGTTAGTCTTACATCAATTTGAGCATTTTCTTTTGTTAAACGAGATTTATAATTTTTACAATGTATGATATTACCAACGACCTCAGTACCGTCTTTTTCTTTTCTCTTACCAAGGTAAACGATTGATGAAGCAGCGTATTTCAAACCTGAACCGCCACCCATTTCTTTTTGAGGGAACATTGAACCGATAACATCATAGGTGTGATTAGTCATAATCATAGGAACACCTGCTTGTCCTAGTTTCAATGTTAAAACTCTAAATGCTGATTTCACAATCTGACTTCTGGTCATATCTCTTGTTTCTTTACCAGCAGCTGTATCTTCCATTTCTTTTGTAGTAGATAACATACCTAAACTGTCTAATACAAACATCATAGGTTTTCTTTTATCTTCTGGTTGTTCGATATATTTGTCTAAGATTTTAATTGATTGTGTTCTAAACTCTTGTACCGTTGCAACAGGCATTACAACTAAACGGCTACTATCTACACCACGACTTTCAACCATCTCTTTAGATACTGCACTTTCTGATTCAAAATAAATCACACCAGCATCTTTGTCTTGGTCTAAAAAATTCTTTACAATACCTAATGCAAAGAAAGTCTTTCCTGTCGCAGCCTCACCTGCAATTGCCGTAATTCGACTATCAGGTAAACCACCATAAATCGAACCACTTAACAGAGCATTAAATGAATATGAGCCTGTGTCGATAAAATTATCTACATCACCGCCTGTACCATCACTAGCAAGTGTGGCATACTCATTGCCTGTTTCTTTAATTATTTGTTTGAGAAAATCGCTCATATATTTCACGCTCCTTATCTGTATAACTTATAGTATACCATTTTATACCCATACTATAACATATTTGTTTGATATTGTCAAGCTCCTGTGGGCTGAAACTGTGTGTCATGTAGTTTCTAGGACCTTTGTAAATGGTAATCATCATCTAAATTTTTCTTAATATCCAATTTTGGTGGCCATACTTCATTCCATAATCTATATTCTGGATTCTCAGGTATATATCCTTTAGGTGGGTTATCATAGAAACCTGGTTCTATCTTTGACCATAATATAGATTTTACTTCATCTATTGGTAATTGACCAAATTCTGTGTAAGTATTACTAGCTATTTTTTCAGCCATATAATAAACTTTTTCTTTATTATATTCAACTTTCCGTTGGTAATCCCAATATTCTTTTAATTCTTTATACGATTGTTCTGAAATGGCCATAGTCATATTTATCTAATAATGTCAATCTGAGCGTCTTTAGTCCATATCTCTAAATCGTTTCTGATACGGCCTTCTTCTTTTAATTTGTTATATCTTTTAGTTGCCAATTTCTTCCACCATTCAACAATATTATCTACTGTATATCGGTCAAAGTTCTCAGCCTTTATAATCTTATCTGTTTTGCCATTTACAATATCAATAAAGTTTTCAATACCATAGTTTGAAACATAATATCTTTTTTGTTCTGTTAGATTTTTTGCATTGTTAATTGTTGCATTAAATTGTTTAAGGTCATCACCATCAATTGTTCTTTTAACTAAACCAATAATTGCATTTGTTAATTTAAGTTTTCTACTACTAGCAGTTTCAGGCACTAAAGGTCCTGTTTTACTTTCAACATAATTAGCCAAATCTCTAAATGGTTTACCGTGCATCATTGGAATAAAATTACTATCGGTCATTCCTTTGTATCTTAAAAATGGTTTCATACCGTCATACATTGATGCACCTTTTGTATTACCATAAAGTGATGTAGTTTCAAACATTACTAAGTTCATATCATACTTTACATTAAGTTTTTCTCTTACCCAATGTGAACAACACAAGCCAGCCAATAACTTACCGCCAAGGTAATTATAACCAAAGGGCTGACAAGGCACAATCACAAATCCCATAATAGCTGTTTTATTAAATACTGTTAAGTTAGGTACATTACCTAACAAATCATTTCTTGGTTTACAGTTAATAACTGGAGAACCGAACCGAATGAAACCTAAAAACTTGTTTGTATTTTTATCTTTAACGGCCAACTTTAATGCTTTGCCTGGAATACTGACCATATTACTATGACTACTAATCATATTAATACAAGTGTCCCATGTATGATTATCTAATTCAACAACTTCAATATCCATATCTTCCGGTGAAATAGAAAAATCATCAAACATATCTGAATCAAATCCCATACCAGGAAGTGATTGAGGCAATGACTCAATCTGAGCCATCTTTTGGTCACGCATATATTGGTCAATTCTTTCAAACTGGCCAAAATAATCGTTGAATATGTTTGCACAATGTAGTGCTTCTTCTTTACTTAGGGTCTTCGCCATTCCACATCCATAATAAAATAATTGGTATTAATAGTATCATTATACTACATAATATATTAATTGTCAAGCTCATACTTCATTTCCCCAAAAATCCCAGCCTGGTCTTGTTTCTTTTCTTGCAAATAATTCAATATACGGACCATCCAGGAGTTCTTCGATTCGATTATGAATAAGTGGTTTTTCGGAATGCCTGCGTCTTTCTGACACAATCAACTGAGGTACACTTTTAGACTTTCTTTTTGGTTTGCCTTTAGTTGCCAATAAACACATTTCAGGATTGGCTCTTGTCCAATATCCTAAACCTGTGAAAAAACCAAGTGTATTTTTATTTGTTTTGCACCATGTAAAACCAACTGTTTTATATTTAAATCCCCAAGCATCTATCACTTCAAAGGCCTTGTCTAACATAGGGTCAATAACCCACATTAATAAAACAGAATTGTCATCTGCAATATCACCGACCTTCATCTTCTTAATATCATCTAAATTCATACAATCGTAATGTTGATTAGGATTTCTACCCTCACCTTTTGTACTATAAGATTTAAAATACCAAGGCGGGTCTGCA